TGCGGTATGATAAACCACATTCATTAAAAGGTCAGCCATCATGTCATTCTTCGATTACGCAATGCAGCGTGTTGGGCTTGTAGCCAATATGACTGTCACGTGTCCGATATGTGGACATAAATCTACTCAGTCGACCACGAAAGTACGTCAGCAACAGGTATTACTTTGCCCAAAGTGTAAATCGCTTTTTATCATTCACAGGTAGTCGGTCGCGATACAAATAACCCTAGGCCTCGCAATAGCGGGGCTTTTTAACAACTGAGGTATGCGCATGACAGTAGTTCTTACAGCTACGCAGATTGAAGACCTGGCAGCATTCGCGAAAGAAGATGGCCAGCCACAATACACTATCACTACCGGGACAATCCCTGAGTTCGAAGCTGATGATGGTGAGGTTATCCCCGAATATAAAGGACTACTCGCTTACTCAGATTGACTGGATCACGGTGTATTGCAGCTTGACGACTAACGGCATTACAGCAGGCATTCCATGAGTGTCTGCGATAATGACAAACAGGCAGGTGATCAGATATGGCAAAACCGGACTGGGGAGCACTGCAACACCAGTTCCTCGCCGAGCATGCTAAATCCGGTATTTCCCCCAAAGACTGGTGTGAAGCGCAGGGACTGAATTACACATCTGCGCGGCGCTATATCAAAAAGCCAACTGCGCAGAAAAAAATGCGCACTGCGCAGAAAGATAAAAGCGCAAATGAGCTGGTGGATGATGATGGGCTTACTGCTCAGCAGCGCTTATTTGTCGCGGAGTACCTCAAGGACAACAACGCCACCGCTGCTGCTGCACGTGCTGGTTATAGTGACCCAAACTATGGTCGTCAGCTCATAACGAATCCTAACGTTGCTCAGGCCATTGCACAGCAGCAGAAAGCCTCTATTGCGCGCACGCTTGGCAGTGCCGATGAAGTGCTCGCGCAGATGTGGCAGCTCGCCACCTTTGACGCAAACCAGCTTTCACAATATCGCCGCGGTGCATGTCGTTACTGCTGGGGCTTTGGCCATCAATATCAGTGGCGCGATGCCGTGGAGTTTGAAGAGAAGCGGCTGGAAGCTAAAGAACGCGACAAGCGTGAGCCAGTCGACGTTGGCGGCTATGGATATGACCACACTCGTGAGCCAAACCCTGCCTGCCCGCGCTGCAATGGTGACGGAATAGGCCAGCCTTACTTCGCTGACACCAGGAAACTCTCCCCTGACGCTGCTTTGGCATATTCCGGCGTCAAGCTGGGCAAGAATGGCATTGAGATTACCGCCATCAGCCGCGAGCGGATGTATGAGGTGGTGATGAAACGGCTTGGCCTGGCTGATAGCGAGTTTGCACAGCGTCTCCAGCAAATCGAAATCGACCGCCGACAGTTGGAGATTGAGAAACTCCGCAAAGAGCTGGCCAGTGATGGTGATGATGACGAACCAACACCAGTGCAGATCAATATCAACGTAGTAGATGCGAGGGAAGACGATGGGGATCAGCCCGACACTTAACATCCCGCAGGCTCGCTTCCTCGCGATGGAGCACAAGTTTAAAGCCTACGTTGCCGGGTTCGGTTCCGGTAAAACGTGGGTGGGTTGTGGCGGCATCTGCAAAGGGATGTGGGAGCACCCGAAAATCAACCAGGGCTATTTCGCGCCGACGTACCCGCAGATTCGTGACATCTTCTACCCGACGATCGAAGAGGTGGCCTTTGACTGGGGGCTGAGCGTCAAAATCAATGAGGGGAACAAAGAGGTTCACTTCTACGAGGGGCGACGGTTCCGCGGGACCACAATCTGCCGCTCGATGGAGAAGCCCGGCTCGATAGTCGGTTTCAAAATCGGTAATGCGATGGTGGATGAGTTGGACGTCATGGCGGCTGCCAAAGCGCAGCAGGCGTGGCGAAAAATCATCGCTCGTATGCGTTACAAGGTTGATGGGCTACGTAATGGCATTGACGTCACAACCACACCGGAAGGGTTTAAATTCGTTTACCAGCAATTCGTTAAGGCGGTGCGTGAAAAACCTGAGCTTTCTGCTCTGTACGGGCTGATTCAGGCCAGCACGTTCGACAACGCGAAGAACCTGCCCCCGGATTACATCCCTTCGCTGATGAATTCTTACCCTCCGGAGTTGATTAAGGCGTATCTGAGGGGGCGTTTCACCAACCTGACCAGCGGCACCATCTATCACCAGTTCGATCGCCGGCTGAATAACTGTACTGATGAAGAACAGGCAGGCGAACCGCTCTATATCGGCATGGACTTTAACGTTGGCAAAATGGCGGCCATCGTCCACGTGCTTCGCAATGGCGAGCCGCGCGCGGTACGCGAGTTGATAAAGGTTTATGACACTCCGGCCATGATTAAGCGCATTCAGGAAGAATTCTGGCGCTACGAGGGCGGACGCTACGTGTCTTCCAGACAGATTTATATCTTTCCGGATGCCTCTGGTGATTCGCGCAAATCGAATAACGCCAGCGCTACGGATATCGCGCAGCTCAAACAGGCCGGATTCAGCGTGGTGGTGAACGCCGCCAACCCGCCGGTAAAGGATCGCATTAACTCCATGAATGCCATGTTCTGCAACGGCAACGGTGAGCGCCGCTACAAAGTTAACGTTGCTCGCTGCCCAGTCTATACCGACAGCCTTGAACAGCAGGTATGGGCGGCAAACGGCGAGCCGGATAAATCAGCCGACAACGATCACCCAAACGACGCTGGTGGCTATTTCATCGTGAAGCAATTCCCGATCATCAAGCCCACCGGAAAAGTCACTCAACTACGGATGTAACTCCATGCCTGACATCTCAACACCCAATCTGGACTATGGGAACATGGTCGAGGCGTGGGATATCAACGATGCCCTGATGGGCGGCACGCTCTATATGCGACAACTGGGCGAGGCATATCTCCCGCGCTGGCCAAAAGAGGACAAAGAGGATTACAAAAAGCGCCTGGCTGTGGCCACGCTTCTTCCTGCCTACGAAGAGACCATCAACCAGAACGTTGGCCGCGTATTCGCTGAGCCGATCCAACTGGGCGAGAACGTCCCGGATGCGCTGCGCGAGTTCTCGAAGAACGTTGACCTGGAAGGCAGTCGCCTCGATGTCTGGTCGCAGGCGTTCTTCAGCCTGGCAATGCAGTATGGCCTTTCGCACGCTCTGGTGGATTATCCCCGGGTGGACGCCGAAAAGGTGAAGACCAAGGCGGATGAAAAGGCTATCGGCGCGCGGCCGTACGTCACCATGCTAAATCCCCGTCAGGTGATCGGCTGGAAGTCAAAGATAACCGGCGGCAAGGTGGTGCTCACCGAACTGCGCATCAAAGAGGTGGTAGTCGAAGACGGCGATGATTTCGGGCAAACAAAGGTCGAGCAGATTCGACTGCTGACGCCCGGGCAGGTGCAGATTTACCGCAAGGCCACTGGTGCCGACGGCCAGGCGAACTGGACGCTGCACGAGGAATGGCAAACATCCCGCAGGGATATTACCCTGGTTACGCTCTACACCAAGCGCACTGGGTTTATGTGCGGTTCTCCGCCGCTGTTGAACATGGCGCTGTTGAATGTGAAGCACTGGCAGAGCCAGAGCGAGCAGGACAACATTCTGCACGTCGCGCGCGTCCCTCTGCTCACGGTATTCGGGCTAGAGGATGGGCAGGAACTGGTAATTGGCTCTTCGTCTGCAACTCAGTTCTCCGATCGACAGAAACAGGGATTGGAATATGTCGAGCATACTGGAACCTCAATTAGTGCCGGTAAAGAGTCGCTAACCGACCTGGTGGAGCAGATGCGCCAGGCAGGCGCGAAACTGCTGCGCACTGACAACACCTCAACCAAGTCTGTTGACCAGACCTCAGAAGAGAAGATGCAGGAGCAGTCACCGCTCTACACCATGGCAACCAGCCTAGAGGATGCGATCGACAATATCCTGCAGATTATGGCTGAGTACATCGGTGAATCCGAAGGTGGTAACGTCGATGTCCGCACCGAGCTGGATGTCGAGTCGAAAGAGTTCAATCCTCCTGCTGCACTGGCCATTCAGTCGCTACGTCAGGGCGGTGACCTTCGCCGCATAGATGCGATTAAATCCCTGCAAAAACTCAACCTGATTGATGCCGATGCAGATCCGGAGAAGGTCCTGGACGAATTGCTGGCTGAATCATCGTCTCTGGATACCAGAACGTTAGACGAGGTATAGCATGGTCCGCTCTGTCAATGACCGCCTTCAGGACGAGACGATAGCGCACGGCCTATATGTGAATCGCTACGGTACCGGCGTCGCCCGGCGGATGGTGGCTCTACTCAACAAGCTGGATGCTGACCTGGCCGCCAGACTGCTGGTGCTGCTGGACGGCAAGCGTGCTGATACATACAGCGCCCGCCGCCTGGCTTCGTTGCTGGCGGGTGTGCGGGACCTCAACCAGCAGGCCTATGAGCCAGTTAATACTGCGCTGGCACGCGAACTGACGCGCTACGTTGAGTATGAGGCCGTGTATCAGCTGGACCTGTTCAGCAGCGTAATACCTCAGCAAATACTGAAACATGTCCCGCTTCAGAGCATCGCGCCCGAGCAGGTTTACGCCTCAGCTGTGGCGCAGCCATTCCAGGGGCGTTTGCTGAAGGAGTGGGGGAAGAAACTCGAATCGGATCGGCTGGACAAGATTACCAATGCTGTTCGCTCCGGGTTCCTCCAGGGGGAAACGGTAGAGCAAATTGTTAAACGTGTCGCCGGTACGTCGCTGCGCAACCGTGAAGATGGGGTGATCAACACTGCCCGTCGTGACCTGGCGGTGGTAACGCGTACCGCGGTGAATCACATGGCCGCCACAGCGCGCCAGGAGTTCGCCCAGGCCAACAGCGATATCGTGAAGGCCAAGCAGTGGTCCTCCACGCTGGACACGCATACCAGCCAGTGGTGCATCATCCGCGACCGCAAGCTCTACACGCTCGACGGCAAGCCGCTGGGGCATGTGGTCCCATACCTACGCGGACCCGGCAAAATCCACTTCTGCTGTCGCTCCGGTGAAATCCTCATCACTAAGTCGTGGGAAGAATTGCAGATACCGCCTGACGAACTGAGCAACGCAACCAGAGCGTCCATGGACGGCCAGGTGCCAGTGCATACCAGCTATGCCGAGTGGCTTGTGAGGCAGCCTTACGCGCGGCAGGAGCAGGTGCTGGGCGTTACTCGTGCGCAGATGCTCCGTGACGGCAAAATCACCGTGCCGGAGATGTTCAACGATGCCGGGGAGTTCCTGACCCTGGACGAGCTACGCCGCGTGGATGCGTCGGCGTTTGAGGGATAGGGTATGCGTAATGATGATTTTCACTGCGTGGGCGATGGCCGTGGCAGACGAAGGGTGTTTGTAAATGGTAATGAGGCAAAGAGCTGCGTTTGGGCAGACGTTAAGCGAGGTGTCGCTTGCATTCATCCACACCCGCTGCGGATCCATAAACGAAAGCGGGGTGAGGTTTACTCCCGCAAGCTACGCGGCGAAATTACAATCGAATTTATCTAACAGGCTGCCTCCGGGCAGCTTTTTTTATGCCTGCCGCTGAGCGGATGCGACGCGGTGCCCGGGTCGGATGACCCATTACGTATGGCCGGAAGGCTGGAGCAAAAACAATGAAACTGAAACTTGATGCTAACGGAAATGTGGTCGTTGAAAACGGTATGCCTGTGTACATCCATGATGATGGCAAAGAGATCCCGTTCGATGCGGTCGCAGCGATGACCAAAATCACCTCCCTGAATGGCGAGGCGAAAACTCACCGCGAAGCGAAGGAAGCGGCGGAAGCCAATCTCGCGAAATTCTCTGGCATCACCGACCCGGCCAAGGCGCTCGAAGCCCTGGAGATGATGACCAAAATCGACCAGAAAAAACTGATCGATGCTGGTGCCGTTGACCAGGTAAAGGCGGAGATCACCAAAGTTTTCCAACAGCAACTGGACGAGGCGAACGGCAAGACCAAACAGCTGGAAACTCAACTCTACGACGAGATGATCGGCGGCCGCTTCGGTGGCTCTAAGTTCATTTCCGAGAAGATGGCGATCCCGACTGAGTTCGTGCGTTCCTACTTCGGTCAGAACTTCAAAATCGAAGAAGGGAAGGTTGTGGCCTACGACGGCCAGGGCAATAAGGTGTTCTCACGCACCAAGCCCGGCGAACTGGCCAGCTTCGATGAAGCGCTGGAATCTTTGGTCGAGTTGCATCCACAGAAAGACTACATCCTCAAAGCGTCCGGCAACAGCGGCGGTGGCTCTCACCAGTCGCAGCATCAGGCCGGGCAGAAAACCATGAAACGCGGTGCGTTTGATTCCCTGGATAACGCTGGCAAGCAAGCAGCGCTGAAAGACGGCGTCAGCATCGTCGATTAAATCGAAAGGAGCCATAAATGGCAGGCAATACCCTTACTGGTCTGATCCCGACCATCTATACCGCGCTGGACGTAGTGTCCCGCGAGCAAACTGGTTTTATTCCTGCGGTGGCGCGTGACGCGAAAGCGGATGCTGCTGCTAAAGACCAGACCGTACGTGCGCCAGTCGCACCTGCAGCCACCACTGAAGATATTGTCCCTGGTCCGTCAGCGCCTAATTCTGGCGACCAGACCATCGGTGGTGTGGATGTCAAGATCACCAAATCCAAGATGGCCCCGGTGAAATGGAATGGTGAAGAGCAATTGGCTCTGGGCCCGGCTGGTACCTACAACACTATCCTTGCTGACCAGTTCAAGCAGGCTTTCCGCGCACTGGCGAACGAAGTGGATGCAGACCTCGCTGCGCTGTACCTCAACTCCTCCCGTGCTGTTGGCGCGCCGAAGAATACTCCGTTCAGCATCAAAGACGATCTGACTGATGCTGCCTTGGCGCGTCAAATCCTGACCGATAACGGTGCACCGACTACCGATTTGCGTATGGTGCTGGGTGGTGAAGCGATGGCATCCATCCGTGGTAAACAGGCTGTCCTCTTCAAAGCGAACGAAGCGGGAACCGACCAGCTGCTGCGTGAAGGTGTTATCGGTCGCATCATGGGCTTCAACCTCCACGAATCCTTCAGCATCAAGCGTACCGCGAAAAGCGCCGCTGCTGGCTATAAGGTCAATGGCGCGAAGAAAGAGGGCGATATCATCATCGCTATCTCTGCTGGCACCGGCGGTATTGCTGCAGGTACTGCGGTGAAGTTCGCCGGTGATGACAATCAGTATCTGGTCGTTGCGGCTACGTCTTCCACTATCACTATTAGCGCGCCGGGCCTCCGTCAGGATCTGGCAGATCAGGCTGATGTCACCGTGTTGAGCGAATTCGTACCGAACATGGCGTTTGACCGCGGGGCATTCCTGCTGGCCAGCCGTACCCCGGCGATGCCTGAAGGTGGCGATACTGCTGATGACGTCATGAATGTGACCGACCCGGTATCTGGCATCACTTTCCAGGTGGCGCTGTACCGCCAGTACCGTCAGGTGCGTTATGAAGTGGGGCTGGCATGGGGTGTGGCTGCTGTGGCGCCACGTCATTCCGCCATCATCATGGGTTAACCCAGGGGGCTTCGGCCCCTTTGTTTTTCAGGAGGCCCAATGGCCGGATTAACCAAAGAGCAGCGCTCTCAGCGTGAAGCGGAAAAGCTTGCAGCTCAGCAGGCCGCTGATAAAAATCCTGCCCAGCAGGAACAGCAGCAGGAACAGCAGCAGGAACAGCAGCAGGAACAGCAGCAGGAACAGCAGCAGGAACAGCAGCAGGAACAGCAGCAGGAACAGCAGCAGGAACAGCAGCAGGAACAGCAGGGTATTGAGCTGGTGGTCATGGTACGTGACACCCCAGAATTCCCTGGCGGCCCGCTGCGCGCAGATGTTCATCCTGATGAAGTGGATAACTGGCTGGCGCTGGACTGGCGTCTGGAGGAATAAACATGCTGGACGCCGATCCCAACTCTCCAGGCTTCAACAGCTACGCAAGCGTGTCAGACCTGCGGGCATTTGCCGTCGGGCGCGGATATAGCATTCCTGCAGATGATGATGAGTGCGGCCAGATGCTGATGCAGGCAATGGACTTTCTGGAAGGGAAGGCCTGGCGCGGTCAGCGTTCCAGCGCATCACAGCCTCTATCCTGGCCGCGTTCCGGCGTGCGCTTCGATGGTGTTGACCTGCCGAATGATGCTATTCCACTGCGTCTGATTGATGCTCAATGTCGCCTGGCTATCGAATCGCAGGAGATTGACCTCACCCCGTCGGTCGCTGGCGGTGGGGCGGTGACGATGGAGCGCGTTGAGGGTGCGGTAACAATCCAGTATGAGCCGGGAACGAATAAAGCTTCTCCGTCATTCCCATGGTTCTATTCCGCACTGCGTGGGCTTGTAGTGGGCGGCAACCAGGTTCGGGTCGAAAGGGGGTAGCATGGCAATCGACTATCGCCGCATGCGCGCTACGGCAACACGTCTCCTGAAGGATAACGGCAAATCCTACCAAATGATTCGAGGCGGCTCCACCACCCGCGATCAGTACGGGAAAGAGATTACCACCGAGCCTGTTATCGCGACCGTTACCGGCGTTATCACTGAATACTCCACTCGTGAAATCGACGGCTCTCTGATTGCTACAGGCGATAAGAAGCTGGCGGCCACGTTTGAAACTGAGGTGCGCATCGGTGACATCATTGATATCGACGGCCAAAAGTGGCGCGTGGTACAGCCGAACCCGGTTAAGCCTGCTGACGTGCTTATCTCCTACAACATCCAACTGAGGGCGTAACTATGGCAAGTTCTGCTAATCAGCCGTTCCTGGCTGCCATTCAGTTGTTCGTTGATGGCTCAAAGCAGGAGATAGACGAGGTGGTGCGCCGGACGGGTATCAAAATCCTCGGGCGCCTTGTCGATGTGTCGCCAGTTGGGCAGCCTGAAACGTGGGAAGTGAATCAGACGGCGTCGGCTTATAACACTGCCGTTCGTGAGCATAACGCAGCGCTTCGCGATGACCCAGCAAACGTGACGAAGTCCGGGCGCCTTAAACGTGGCCTACGGGTAAACGACTCGATGGACATCAAAAAGCCAGATGGTTATGTCGGTGGGCGTTTCAAGAACAACTGGTATGTGGGGTTTGATAGCCAACCGACCCAATCCAACGATACTCCGGATGCCTCCGGCCAGGGTTCCAACTCCCGCGGTCTGGCGGTGCTTGAAGTGTTCAGGGTGGGGCAGGTCAGCTCGATTTACTTCACAAATAACCTGCCATACGCACAGGCACTGGAGAACGGGCACTCTGGTCAGGCCCCCGGCGGCATGGTAGGTATCACTGCACTGGACGCAGCGCAGCTGTTTCGTGAGGCGATGAGCGAGGTACGTAATGGCCGGTGACCAATCAATGCTAATTGCGGAATTGCTCGAGTCGCGCCTTGCTGATATCGCCCTTGCGATTGACATGCCGATAGCCTGGCCAAACATCATTTTTGAACCGCCAGGTGATGTCCCGTACGGGAGGGTCTATATACTCCCAGCACAAACTATCGGGCAAGACTTTGCTGGGCAGCTTCGTACGTATCAGGGCATTTTCCAGGTGAACATAGTCACCCCCGCAGGAATGGGCGTCGGCAAGGCGCGAACATTTGCCAGTGTGATTGCGGGTGGATTTCCTGAAGGCCTCGCTCTGGTGGCTGGTGATTTGACCGTCTATATCAACGGGCCGCCTCAGATTCGCCAGCCAATACAGGACCGTCCGACCTCTGCACCAAACGGTAGTAGCGGCTCCATCACCTACACCATCCCCGTCAGCATGCAGTACCGCGCTGATTACTGACCCACCATCTGGTGGGTTTTTTATTACTTAAATTCAGGAGAATGCAATGGCATTCGCAATCCCTAACGGGTCGCGTGTAAACGTGGCCAAGGCCTATCTTGCGCCGATTGTCTTCACTGCGGCATCCAATGCGACGGAATGCGAACTGACCGTTGCCTCGGCTGCTGGCATCCTCGCGGGCGATGTCGTCCAGGTTAGCTCTGGCTGGCTGAAGCTCGACAACATGGTGGTGCGTGTCAAGTCAGTTACTGGAACGAAAATCGTGCTGGAAGCGTTCGATACCACCGACACCAAGAAGTTTCCGGCGGGTACCGGGGCAGGTACGCTGCGTAAAATTGATTCGTGGATCACCATGCCTCAGGTTATGACGCTGTCCACCGAAGGCGGTGACCAGCAGACCATCAGTGTGCAGTTCCTGGAGGATGATAAAGCCCGTACCATCCCGACATTCAAAAACGCCGTGGTTCAGGTCTATACCTTCGCGCATGACCCGCAACTGGCGATCTACAAACGTCTGATTGATCTGGACGACTCCAGCGATACTACCGCGGTCTGGTTCCACAACCCGCGCGGCAAAGCCGATCGATACTACTCTGCCAAAGTATCCTTCCAGCGTGTACCACGCACCGAAATCAATGCCGTGGAAAGCAACGAAGCGCGTATGAACTTCGAATCGGATATGCAGATTTACCCGATTGCTGACTCCTCTGCTACACCTCTGGCGTTCCTGACCGACCTGCCAGCAACCAAGTCTGTTGCTGCTAATGCAGCTCTGGATCTGTCGGTGGTCATGCAGGGCGGTTCCGCGCCGTATACCTACGTATGGAAGAAGGACGGCACAGCCATTCCGGGCAAAACCGCATCCACGCTCAACATTCCGTCCGCTCAGTCTTCCGATGCTGGGGTGTATACCTGCGAAGTTACCGACGCCGCAGGCAAGACGCTCACTTCTGCCGGATGCACCGTCAGCATTACTTGATTAATCTGGCCCGGTAAGCCGGGCCTTACCGAGATGAACAAATGACCAAATTCTCCCTGATCCCGAACCCAACTTTTTCCGTGACAGCCAGTATCCCGCGAGCTGGCGCCGAAGACGGCAAACTGACCTTCACCTTCCGCCACAAGACGCTGGAAGAGCTGCGCTCCATGGACGAGAAGCTGCAAAAGGCTGCTGAAGGTAAAAAGGCTGCTATTGAGCCGCAGGCCGATTACCTCATGGAAATTGTCGAAGGCTGGGCGCTGCCGGATGAGTTCAATCGCGATAACGTGATCGTCCTCCTGAAGAACTATCCACGCGCGTTCGACAGCATCGGTCTGGCCTACACCAAAGAGCTGATGGGTATCCGCGAAAAAAATTAGCATCTGTTATCGGCTAACGGCATCAATTTATCGTTTTGTACGTGAATGTCTAGATAAATCAAAGTCATACTTTATCGTTTAAGCGTCTTAATGTTCAGTTTTGCCCGGTGATAGCCGCTAATTTTTGGACTATGCGATGGACTACATTAGAGGGTAAGCGAATGCCGAAGAAAACCACGCAGCTAACAAACACCGAAATCAAAAGCGCCAAAGCCACTGACAGTGATATGACCATGAGCGACGGGCAGGGGCTTATCCTCGTGGTGAAAACCAGTGGTTCTAAAACGTGGCGGTTTCGTTACAGTCATCCGGTGACGGGTAAGCGACAGACCTACACGATAGGCAAATACCCTGCCGTGACTCTGGCAGAAGCCAGGCAGCAGCGTGACGCTGCAAAGGTGCTGCTGGCGCAGGGTATTGACCCGCAGGAAAACAAGAAGGCCGCAAAGCTGGAGGAGGAACGAAAACGCCTCAACACCTTTGAGAAGGTGGCGCGGGACTGGTTAGAAGTGAAGATGTCCATGCCACTGCGAGACATGACCCGGAAGGGAATTCACCAGGTATTCAAAAAACACCTGATCCCTAAATTCGGGGAGTATCACGTTAACGAGTTGACGCCGCAAATCGTGATCAAGGCGCTGAACGAGCTGCAGCGAAAAGGCAGCCTGACGATGCTCCATCTAATTGTCAGACGGCTTATTCTGACAATTAACACTGGCAAATAAACTACTTGCCATCCGTTAACGACCAGTATTACACTGCATAGGCTCCAGCAAAATCTGGGGCCGGGATTGGAACCCCGGATAAGCTAATGGCGATACAGACGCCGAAAGCGTCTTTTTTTTGTATCGCATGTCAGTACCCCCATATTCAGCGGCACAGATCCGCACAGCATTATGGTGGCGCTGGCAGGGCAGCCGAAAGGCTGGCCGGTTCCATTAGCGCCGGTAGTTCCAACCCTGTCAGTGTCACCACCAATTAAGAGATTGGAACCTCTGGTGGTGACTCCTTTAAAAGCTAATGGAGATCATCATCATGATGACGGCCCCAACCCATATTCAAACCAAATTCACCTGGCGCTTTCTCGCGCTGAACCGTCACGACCGCAAAGCTAAACCATGCCGTCTGTCCGTAGAGGCCGCAACCGAGCGTGAAGCCCGCCGCATTCTTGCGCCTCACTTCATTCTGTCATTGGCTGCCCGCCTGCCAGCTCAGGAGGCCGCTGTATGAACCTCCAGAGCCTGACCGCAAAAGCGCGCGCCGTTCGCGGCAATATCGTGGCCGCAGTATCCACCAAAGGCAGCCGCACCAAATCGCCCGTTTACGAGCGTGACGAACAAATCAAACTGCGTGAACGCATCCAACAGACGCAGCCCGAGTGGGTGCTGTTGTGGTGGGATATTTCCGTGGTTACTGGCTGGCGTACCGCTGACGTGTGCAACCTGCGTTACTCCTGCATCGACTGGACGACAGGTAAAGCAACCATCACCGTTGCCAAGCAAACCAAAGCCGCAGAAGCCAGAGCAACCCGCAAGGGCGTAGAGCTGGTACGCAAAGCCCGGAAGGACGCCGCCCGGATGGATGGCGACCACGTAGGCTATATGGCGTGGGATAGTGCCACCCCGGACGAGATCGCCGCCAGCATGACACCAGACGAACAGGAAATGTGTTTCGAGCTGGTTAGCCGCGCCGATGTGAAGCGAGACACCAAGCAGCTGCCGCCCGGCATCCTGAAACGCCTGTCCGAACGGATGGAGCGTAATCTGGTGGAGGACGATCTGGTATTCAGCCGTAGCCAGATTGAAAGTAACCGTTGTCACTCTCTGAATGGTAGCGTCACGCGCCAGACAATCTGGAAGCGCCTGAGCGCCGTTTGTGCGTGGTTCATGCGCCACGTTAACGCAAAGCTGCGCCTGAGCGCCTACAGCACCCGCAAAATTGCCGCATTCAACATGATGCGCCGTGGTGGTGAGCAGGGTCTGCTGATCGCGTCTGAGATGCTCGGACATAGCAACCCAGCAGTAACCCGGACATACCTGCAACTGGGTAGTCAGGCTGGAGAACTCCAGGCGGCAATGGCGCTGGAGGTGCTGGCGTGAGTATCTATAACGATTTTGTGCGTGTGAACTTTCCTGAACTGCAGGGTGATGATTTAGTGCGCCTGTCTGGCCGCGCCGAGTGCGCTGCTGACTCAATACTCAACGGCGTCGCTGCTGTTGGCAAAATGATGTTCTATGCCGGTGATATAGATAACAGCGTTTATGAGCCTACAGCCTCAGATTTTCGTGATATTGGCGGGATGTTGATGGAGCTGATGCCATTGGCCCGGGCGTTGTCTGATACCGCCGCCAATGCAGAATGTCAGCATCGCCAGATGAGGAAAGACAAGTGAACGATATTTATGATCTGGTGCGACGTGCTGACGGCCAAACCGTAGCGAGTTTACCAAATAATGGCCGCTGGCAGGTTTATACAAACGGCGGCATCGCCTCGGCTCGCCCATTACTGGATGAAGAAATACTTATTACCCCTGCTGGAATGATTCAATTTTTACAGCGTTGTGGGTATCAGGTAACTAATTTAATCAGGGAATAAACCATGAAAAAGAAATTAACCGGCTTAAATGCTGGCGGGTTCGCTCATCCTGAAATCAGACCGGGCGATAAATGGAAGGATAACCGGGGATGCCTCGTTACCGTCGAAAGTTACCGTTTCAACAGAGTGACATTTATTCGGGAAGGTTATTCATCGCCGTGTATTCAGAATGACCAGCGGTTTATTAAAGAATTTCAGCCAGTGAGAGTAAACGAATAATGAAAAGAGCGCCGAACGTCAAAGAATTGCCGAAGGATAAACTCACTGAGGCGATTATTTTTGCTGGCACTGAGGCATACAGCCACGCCCAACACTGGATCGAGTCCGAGGGTAAAAGGGCTGGCGACGATGTGCCCCCCGTGTACATTGGTGAAAAGCAGCTGGCAGAGCTGGATAGCTTGATTATTATCGACGAAGGGCGCGAAAGCGCCCGGGTATATCGCGCTGGCGACATTACCCAGACTCAACTCACCACCATTGCTACAAAGCTGGCGCTGGCCGGAGTGCGTCAGGCCCGTCTATTTGACGGACTATATCAACCGTTCCCCATAGAAGACTGGTCTGCCCGGTTGCCCGATTTAAAACGTGAAGCGGAGAACGGCGAAAGCCTGGTGAAAGTCGCCGCTGCTGGCGTGAACCTATCCCAGATGGCCGACAACAAAAAGGCGCTGCTGCTGGCCGCGCGTTACAACGGGATCGCCATTCATGCAGAAAGTGAAGCCGTCCACGCCTACCGCGCTGGTGTATGGGAAAAGGCCACACAGTTAGAACTTAGCCGCGAAATGGTTGCTATCTACAACGAGAACCAGACAGATTTCAGCAAGCGGCACATAAATAACGTTATCGAGGCGCTTAAAATCGTTATCCCGGTGATGGAGGAGCCGCGCCGGAACCTGATCGCTTTTACCAATGGCGTTTACGATATGGAGACCGGACTTTTCTCTGAGCACTGCGCCGACAACTGGATCACCAACCATAACGGCATTGAGTATTCCCCCGCGGTGCCAGGCGAAAACCTTCACGACCACGCGCCGAACTTCCACAAATGGCTAAGTTACTCATCAGGTAAAGACGCGCTTAAGATGCAGAGGATTTGCGCCGGTCTGTTCATGGTGCTGGCGAACCGGTATGACTGGCAGCTGTTCCTCGAGATAACCGGGGAAGGTGGCAGCGGTAAAAGCGTGTTCACCCAGATTGCTACACTACTGGCCGGAGAGCACAACACCGCCAGCGGCAACATGGTGGCGCTCGATACGGCGCGAGGCCGCGCTCAGTTCGTCGGCAAAAGCATGATCACATTACCAGACCAGCCCAAATACACAGGCGAGGGAACAGGGATTAAAGCCATCACTGGCGGCGATGCCGTGGAGATTGATCCGAAGAACGAGCATCAATTTACAGCCATCCTGCGAGCCGTGGTTATCGCCACCAACAACACACCGATGATATTCACCGAACGCGCCGGAGGAGTGGCGCGGCGGCGTGTAATCTTCCAGTTCAATCACAAAGTGCGGGAAGCAGACAAAGACCCGGAATTGCCTCGCAAAATTGCCGCTGAAATCCCCGTCATTATTCGCCGCCTACTGGAGACATTCGCAGATCCAGACGATGCGCGAGCGCTGCTTATCGAACAGCGCGACAGTGAGGAGGCACTCGAAGTTAAAAGAGCGTCAAACCCTGTTCTGGATTTGTGCGCGGCGCTGGCCTTCATGAGTGAGCCGAGAGGGCTGGAAATGGGCGGCGGTAAGCGGTCAGAAGAGGATCGCAATCCGCGCCAATACCTGTACCACCTGTATTTGTCGTTTATGGAGTATCAGGGGCTGGCGAAGCCTCTGAGTGTCACAGAGTTCGGTAAGGCGGTGAAAGAGGCGGCGAAAGAGTACAAGGCCGAATATCTAACTCGGACGATAAAGGGTAGGCGGCAAACGAATGTACAGCTTACGGACAGAACGGACGAGTTTTTGTAATTACGGCATGGGTTATCTACCTTGTCTACCTAATCAAAAAAATCCCTTTAAATTCAAGGTTATTATTGGGTAGATAACTATATTTTTATTATCTACCTATTATCTACCTTCTCTACCTAACTGGAGTCGTGCTTACACAGCATGAAGTCAGTTAATTAGACCTATATCAATAAAACAGGTTAATATATTTTTACCGATCACTATAATTGATATAGTGATTACAACTTAACCGCGCTAGGCGCATTGCATAAGGTGCAAACATGCTGAAACTCCGCATTACCTCCGACGATTTCCAATCCCTCGATAAAGCCCTGCAACCCCTCTACGTTGAACAGTCTGATGGCTACGCGCTGAACGTCGAACAGGACGACACCGCCGCCGCAGGCCTGAAAGCGAAGAACGCCGAGCTGCTGACTAAGTTAGCCGGGGAGAAAGAGCGCCGGATTACTGCTGAGGCGCAGTTAAAAGTGGTTAACGAAACCGTCGCCGGGCACGACCAGAAAATCAACCAGATCGCCGGAGAGCGTGACAGCTACCGCGCCGGGCTGGAGAAGTCCCTCATTGATGAGCCGCTGACAGCTTTCATGCGCTCTAACTTCATTGACGGCTCTGATGATTTTGTGGTGCCGGTGCTGAAGAAATTCTTCCAGCTTCACCGCAATGACGACGGAACCTATGAGAGCGCTATTTTCATCAACAGTGATGACGGCAACGGCCAGAAGGAAGTGAGGGCAGACGTAGAGCAACTGCGCAAGCACTTACACGCTGACGGCAAACTCGACTGGGTTCTGAAAGCATCGGGAACAAGCGGCGGCGGTAGTACGTCCTCTGTCAGTATCAATTCATCAACCACTCACCGCTACGAGCCAGGCCCGGGCGGACAGCAAGATCTCACCAGTCAGGCTCGTGAAATCATCGGACAGAAATAACAGTCAATTAAAACGATGATAGGTGAATTATGTCTTTAGAAATGTTCCAGAATCAGGTTCGCTCAACCATTACCGAGCTTGTCCTGAAACAATCCGCACTGTTCGGCGCTGCCACTGGTGGCGCAATGATGCTGGGCAGTGAGAAAACCATTGGTGATTACGCCGAGGAATCCAGCTGGAAGCTGATCGCCGGTCTGGTTACTGCCCGTAACGCTTATTCCACCACTGCTGTAACGGCGAAAGAAATCGAGCAGATCCTGAAACGTGCGCCGCGCTTTGACTGGCGCATGGGGCCGGTTAAGGTGAATGACGGGTTGCTGGCGCGTATTAACTCCAGCCCGGAGGACGCAGCCGCCGCAGTATCGGCACAGGCCGCGCAGGGCATCATTGAGCAGCAGATCACGCAAGGTCTGGCCGCGCTGGATGCCTGCCTTTCCACGAACGCGAAGTTTTCACTGGCTATTGCCGCCGATTCCACAGCCGCAACCGGGGAAATCACTCCGAAACTCAGCAGCTTTGTAAAAGGGCGCCGGGCATTCGGTGACGCTGGCCAGAATATCATTTGCTGGGCGATTAACTCCGACGTGTATTACAGCCTGGTGGAGAACGACCTGTTCAAGAACGCCGAGCAGCTTTACAAGCTGGGTGATATTGCCGTGTTCACTGATGGCCTGAACGGGCGTTTCCTTGTCACTGACTACGTTCCGTCAAATACAGCTTATGGCATGGTGAACGGCGCTGTAATCATTGATAACGGCTACCAGTCCAAGTTTGTTGCACAGCCGCAGCTGGGTGGGGAATCCCTCGCCACGATGATGCAGAGCGAAGGTGAGTTCAAAATCGCTGTTAAGAGCTACCGCCTCAAATCGTCACTGGCCGACACGCTCGCCAATAAGGTATCGATCACCGCCGCGCAGGTTAAAGACAAAGCGAACTGGGAATACTTCGCCTCTGACGACAGCCGCGCACAGCCAGGGGTAAAACTGACGTTCACGCCCAAAGCATAACCCCATAACCGTTTAGCATCACTTGCCCCCGCATCCGGTAGTTCAGGGGGCTTTTTTATAGGTGGTCATATGCCTGAGAACAGGGATTCTGAGGCGGGGCGTGACGGCAAAGGAAGATTCCAGAAGGGGAACAGCGGCAACCCCGGAGGAGTGCCAGCCAAGACCGTAGCCCTGCGTAAAAAGTTAGAGAGTGGCGCGAGTAAAGCCGTGGCCGCAGTGGTGGCCGCAGCCGCAGAAGGTGATATGTCTGCATGTCGCCTGATTCTGGAACGAGTCGTTCCGCAAACCAAACCAACCTACCCGCCGTTGTCGTTCGAACTGGATGACAGCGATCTGCCAGCCACTGCCCGGTCAATCCTCCGCGCGGTCGCTGATGGCCTGTTACCAACCGACCAGGGGAAATTACTTCTCGATGGCCTGGCGTCAATGGCGAAAGTCATTGAGGTGTCCGAGCTGCGCGAGATGGTAGAACGCCTGGAAGATGAGATTAATAACGCCAAGCGCGACGGGTATTAACTGAGGACGGATTATGTCAATTAGAGCCAGAGTTACCAGGCTGAAAGAGTCAGTAAAACGCGCAAATCCCCCGGTTCGCCTGATTATGGAGCCGATCCCCGCGCTCACGGTGGATGAGTGGGAAGCATTATCCCAGAAGCATCACGAGAAGATGTTGCAGGGAGGTGTCTCATGTCATTAAAAGCGCGTGTTGAGAAGCTACGCGAGCAGGTGCAGGCGTCCGCAACGCCTGACGCCGTTCCGGTAGTGTTCCCCGGCGATCCGGTTCCTGAATCGGGGCCGTACATCGCTATTCAGGTGGTTGATAGCCGTGTGAGGGATGACGATGAGTCTGAGTAATCGAGTTCGACGCCTGCAGCAGCAGGTCAGGCAGCCGGAAGGGGCCGCAGTGGTGATGATTATCAGCGACGTGATGGACGGTTTGGGCGGTGATGCCACGCTCCGCACATACACCCCGGCGCAGTGCCGGGAGTTCGATAACTGGATGAGGCAATTATCTTCTGATTGATCATGACGGGTATAAAGCCCATGTCCGCCAACGGCTTGTGGACTCCCAGATGCTCTTAAAAACTATGTTAAAATGACGCATCACTCAAACAAGGTGGAATTTCATGAATATCTCGACCCGGCAAAAATTACACGTTTTAGGAGTCTTCGTTGAAGCTTTTCCAGAAAGCATTACTGATGATGCCTGGAGAGCATTGGTTGACGAAGTTGGTAATGTAAAGGAGGTGTTTGGGTATATCGCCTTATTGCATGATGACGGTTATTTAAAGGGTAAAGTTAGTTTTGTTGGTTCTGAGGTGGATGAAAATCACTGGGATATTAACCTTCCTACTTTGCGTGTGACATCTCAGGGTCATGAGCTTTGGAGAAAATTGCTTGTGACATCTTCTGGGCATTAGGTTGGGCGAAAAAATAGAACCTAAGCACGTTTACGTGAAAAATAAATTTCTGACGAGAGGAACGGTCAATTTGCCTGAGTTGGGAACCTTGTCTTATAGATTGGTTCAATGAAGATCTCAGGTAGATGATAAAACTGCCGGGTAGACAATGGTAGATAACGTCAATGCCATTCTCTACCCGCTGAAAGCCTTGTGCCGCAAGGGCTGAAGGCCATTAGGTAGACAGGTAGATAACCCAACATCATTTCTGCAAAACACGGCGAACGCAGCCACATTCCCCACACCCTACCGTCTCGCTGATGTACTACGCGATGGACTACACATATCACCATCAATATCAGATAGTTAATTAATTCATGCGGTTACGGGCTTGCTATTAGTAGGCGAAAAAAACTGAGGCAGGTCGCCGCAGCGTTGTACACGCCGGGACCGACGCTCGCGGAGCTGAGCGCTTTTGGTTTGACGCCTGAGGACGTGGAGGAAGAGGTGGAGATTCTGCCCTCGGTGTGGAGGTCCTTCACCATCTTCTCTTCCCTGGCGACCCAGTGGCGAGTCGGCGCGAGCGGGGCGACCGGTCTTGATTACAACGTTCTCCCCTGGATGTTCGAGTTACACGGGGTTGAGGATGCGGCGACCTGTATGGCTGACCTTCAAATTATGGAAAGCGAGGCTCTCAAGGTAATGCATAAGGAGACGAAATAATGACAGACCAGATCGCCTCGATTACTTTGCGTGCCGATGTTTCTGACCTGAAAACAGCCAGCAATGAACTGGATAAACTCGGTGAAGCCGCGGTTGGTGCCGTAGGCAAAGCCGATGACCTTAACAGCGTATTCCGAGCTGGCGCTGAGTCTGCGAAGCAGGGCAGTGAAGGTATCAAAGAACAGCAGGCTGCGCTCAAAGGCCTGCTGGAGAATATCGATCCAGTTAACAAAGCGCTCAACCGGTTGGATGAACAACAGGCTGCGCTGCGTAACTTCCAGACCAAAGGTTTTCTGGATACCGACGATTTTCAGCACTACAACAAGATTCTGGACGACACCCGCCTTAAGCTGACTGACACTGGCGAAGCAGCGGCGCGCGCCCAGGCAGAACTCGCGGCCACTCAGGCGGCAGATAAACAATCCGCCGCGCTGAAGAACCTGCTGGGTTCAATCGACCCGACGATCCGCGCCTTTAATTCGCTGGATGAGCAGCATGCGCAGTTGGTGACACACTTCGAAGCGGGGCGTATTAACGGCACCCAGTTCGAGCATTTCAACACCATCCTAAACCAGACGCGCGAACGGCTCTCGGGCGTGGCTGACGTCCTTCCTGAGGCGCTATCCCGGCAGGAAGCTGCTGCCCGGCGCGCTGGAATCTCCGTTGGCCAGTACAGCGCAGCAATGCGCACGCTTCCGGCGCAATTCACCGATATCGCCACGCAGCTGGCAGGCGGTCAGTCGCCGTTCCTGATTCTGCTGCAACAGGGCGGGCAGATTAAAGACCAGTTCGGCTCGGTTCAGGGGGCGTTGTCCGGCGTCGGCGAATACATCCGCAGCATGGCTGGGATGATTAACCCTACCACAATCGCACTTGGTGGGCTGATTGGCACGATCGGCCTGCTGGCTGCCGCAGCGTATAACTCCTCGGAGCAATTTGAGCAGGTGGCACGCTCTGTCATCATGATGGGTGGGGCTGGCTTCTCCTCAATGCAGCAGCTCAACCAGGCCGCTGAGGAAGTGGCTGGCAAGACGAATACATCGATTAGCTCCACTGTCGATACGCTGGTTACGTTGAACGATACTGGCAAATATACCGCAAGCCAGATGAAGCAGGTCGCAACGACCATCACCCTCATGGGTAAGGCCGGAAATGATACCAAAGCGGCAATGAGCGACTTCGAAAAGATTGTCAGCGATCCGGTTAAAGGGCTTGCCAGCCTCAATGAACAATATGGTTTCGTTGATGAAGCCATGATCAAGCACATTATCCAGCTACGTAAGCAGAAGGGGGAGCAGGCGGCTGTTACCGAAGCTATTGAGCTGTTTGCAGGCGTCATGGCAAAGCGCGCAGAGGAGACCAACAAAGCGACCGATAATATCGGTAAAACGTGGGAAAACCTTAAAAAGAGCGCTTCTGACACCTTTGGCGATATAGGTATTACCGTGCGCGCATGGGGAAACCAGATCATCGATATTTTCGAACTGGTTAAGTCCTCGATCAAAGACTTGTTCCTCAATATCACCTCTCTGGACGCCAAGTTCACCAGCACCATCGCTGGCTGGGCAGACAAAATCCCGGGTGGCGGTGCGCTGGTTAATTTCCTCGGCATGGACGTTGAGGCAATGAAAAAGGCTGGTGCGGAAGCGGACAAAGAGATTGAGGCGAACAAAAAACGCTATAACGAGCTTTGGAAGCGCGTCACTGCGCCTAACGCACAGGCAAACTATGAGGCTGAAGCGCGAGGGTCTAACGTAAAAGGTGATGGCGGAACAAGTCGAGAATCAAGAGACGCAGTCTCGAAGCTTGCACAAGACTCAGCCAAAAAGACCAAAGAAGCCAAAGCCACGCTGGATGCTGGCGATCGCACGCTGGAGAACTACCGGGCGCAGGCAAGGACCTTAACGGAAACCCTCGAAACCCTGCGTCAGACCGGCGATATTCACGCCAAAAACACCGAACTGGGCAAGCAGCAGTCACGTTTTGCGGAACTGGACGAGGCCGCCAAAACCCGAGCCCTCACCGCACAGGAGAAATCTCTTCTGTCTAGCCGGGAAGCCATTCTGAATGCCGCGAAGGTTGTGGATCAGAAGAACAAAGAAGTAGAGGCCCAGCAGAAGATTAACGGGCTGGCACAGCAGGCTAATAAGTACGTCACCCAGATGTCGGAAAAGACCGATGCTTTGCGTGCTAGTGCAGGCTTCAGCAGTCGCCAAACTCAACGCATGATGGAAGAAGCGCAGCTTCGCCAGGGCTGGCTCAACGGTGGTGGTAAACTTGAGGATGCCGGTTATGAAAAAGAACTGGCAGCTCTCAGAAAGTATTACGCTGAAGAAGACAAATTACGGGGAGACTGGAAAGCAGGTGCGGTGAGTGGCTGGAATGAATATCTTGATGCAGCCACGAACACTTACGACGCCGTTAAGAACGTTGCCAGTTCCACGCTAACAGGTCTGAGCGACATGTTGACTGAGCTGATGACCACTGGCAAAGCATCAGTTAAAGAATTCGGCAAATCCATGCTCAAGATGATCCTTGATGTGACGAACCGTCTCATGGTGGCCTATACGGTGCAGGCAGCTATGGGATGGATAAGTGGTGGTTCGGGAGGTGGAGCCACACCTGGTGGATCGTATGCAAATGCTGCAGCAGGGGTAACGTTCAACGCTAAAGGTGGAGTCTATGAATCTTCGGGCCTCAGTAAATACGTGAACGGTGTCTACGACACTCCCCAGTATTTCACATTCCAGGGTGCATCTAAGTTCGCCAAAGGTGGCGTTTTCGCTGAAGCCGGGGCGGAGGCAATTATGCCACTCACGCGCGACTCATCAGGTCGTCTCGGGGTAAGAGCCCAAGGGGGGAGCGGTGGGCAACCGCAGGTCAACATAGATATTTATGTCGATAATAAGGGCAACACATCATCAAACTCGTCTGGAGATGGGAATGCCGCAGCAAGGGCGTTAGGAAAGGAAATTGAGGCCAAAGTGACCGAGGTCTTAATGAGGGCTACCAGAAGTGATGGGTTGCTTGGAAGGCAATTCCAGACAAAATAATAGCCTGAATGTGATCCTGAGAGAGCAATATCATGCGCACCAGGTTACATCAAAGCATCACCTGGCTATTATGCGCAAACAATATTAATCAGGGAATGATGGTGAATAAAGTCTTCACGGTTGCGGGATTAGAAATGCCAATTGTTACGAACTCAGGGAATGGTCCAAACGATACCGAGACAAAGAATATAAATGGGAAAACCATAAGGAGTATTAGGTGACAAAAGATAGAGTGTTTTGTTTTTTATTTGGTGTGCTCGTGTCGTTTATTTTTGGAGTTGCTGGAAGCTATTGGGGATATCTTAAATTATCTACAAAAATGGCTGTTCCAAAAACGATTTGCATCATTGACGCGCCAAATTTAGCCATACAAGAGGCTGACAGAGTTCAGCGTGAAGCCCAGGGGTTATCTCAAGGACCTGCTAGTGATGGGAAAGAACCCCTGCGCGGATTCAATCGTTGCCAAGAAAAAGTTGACAGTAGCGCTAATGATCTTGAATTCGCTTTAAATATGTACAAAGAAATGAAAGAGAATCGCGGTAAGTGAAAGTCATAATTGGCAATCTATGAACCCAGCCCTGGCTGGGTTTTTTTATGGAGTAAATATGGCCGTTGAAACATACAACTGGCACTCGCAGCTCGGCGCTGGTGCCGTCGAATACAGCCAAACAATAAGGTCTGCGCAGTTCGGTGATGGTTATGAGCAGGTAGCCGAGAACGGCATTAACTCGACTGCTATTCAGGTACCGATGAAGCATGTGGGCACTGACTCTGAAGTGAATACCGTCCGTGACTTTCTGCTGGCGCATACCGTTAAGGCTTTTATCATCGAGCCTCCTGGCGAAGTGAAGGGGCTTTATCGCGTCGTGGCCGATTCAGTGCGAAAGAACCAGATCAGCAGTAAGTTCGCCGAGCTGACCTTCACCATTAAGCGCGCCTACGGCGTCTATGCCTGAGGTGGAGCATGACAGCACTGATTGATACAGCTGCAATGCTGGCGCCGGGCGGTAGAGTCCGGCTGGTTGAAGTAGATGCTTCAGAGTTCAGTGGCGGTATTCATCGCTTCCACTACAGTCCATTTCCCCATACACCCGCCGAGATCGAAGCGGCGAAAGGCGATGAGACTAAACTTGGACCAAAGCCCATATTTTGGGATGGTAAAACCTTCGACTTCTGGCCATTCCAGATTTCTGACCTCGCTCTCTCGACCGACCAGGCCGCTGAGCCGAAACTTAGCGTATCGAACCTTGACGGGCATATCACTGCGCTCTGCCTGCAGTTCAAGGACATGGTTAACGCTAAGGTGAGTATCATCGACACCTACACTGTTTACCTCGATGCGGTGAACTTCCCTGGTGGCGTGAACGCGACAGCTGATCCGTCGATGTTTACTCTCCAGACTTTCTGGCTGGACACGAAAACCTCTGAAGATGATGAAGTGGTGACGTGGGCGTTGAGTAGCCCAGCGGATTTGCAGAACCTAGTTATTCCCACCCGTCAAATTACATCGCTGTGCGAGTGGGCTCTGCGCGGCCAGTACCGAAGCGGTGACGGCTGCACCTACAACGGAACAGCGTATTTTGATGCGAAAGGGAATGCGGTTGCTGACCCTGCGCTGGACGTGTGCGGTGGTTGCCTGAGCGATTGCCGCAAGCGATTTGGTGCGGGCCTGGCTGAACCTAATACTGCCACTCTCGATTTTGGTGGATTCCCGGCAACTGTTCTCTTCTCCCGATAACCGGACTTCAATATGAACAAAACGATAATGAACGCTATCCGGGTGCATGCTCTGGAGGAATCGCCACGCGAGTGCTGCGGCTTCGTCATCCAGTCAGGACGGCGCCAGCGGTATATCCCGGTACCGAATAGGCACGAAAACCCGACAGAGCATTTCCGTATTGACGGTGAGTATTGGGCGAATGCTGAAGATAGCGGAACCATAATCCGTGTCATTCACTCGCACCCGGGTGATGGCGCGCGTGCAATAGCTTCAGATCTTGATAGGCAGCAGTGCAATCAGTCATGTGTCGTCTGGGGCATCTATGCGCCGGATTGCGACGAATACGCCGAAATCACGCCTGATACCATTCCTCTGATTGGCCGCCCGTTCATTCTGGGCTCGCACGACTGCTGGGGGTTGGTAATGGACTGGCATGCTACACAGGGCGTTACGCTGACCGATTTCCGCGTTGACTACCCGTGGTGGGAAAGCCACTACCCGGACAACCTCTATTTCGATAACTGGGAGAAAGAGGGTTTCATAGAATGCGGCCCGTCGCCAGGCTGCATGGTCATCATGCAGGTTGAATCTGCTAAGTGGAACCATGCGGGGATCATTACCGAAGAAGGTGGGCTGCTTCATCATCTCTATGGGCAACCATCCTGCATCACGCCGTACTTGCGCGGCTATTTCAAAGACCGGACGATGATATGCGTCCGACATAAAAACTTATCTCAGGAAATAAAACCATGGCGCGGCTAACGACAATTCGCCTGTACGGTGCGCTGGGTGCGAGATTTGGGCGCGTGCATAAGCTGGCGGTGCAGACGTCAGCTGAAGCAGTGAAGGCGTTATGTATCAACCTGGACGGTTTGGAAAGTTATCTAATGAACGCGAAGAAAAACGGAATGACGTTCGCTGTGTTTCGTGGAAAAAGAAACATCGGGGTTGAGGACTACCAGAACCTTGCTGGGAATAGCGATATTCGCATTGCACCGGTTATGGAAGGTGCAAAGAAGGCCGGCATATTTCAAACCATTCTCGGAGCCGTGATGGTGGTAGCTGGTATCGTGGTTACTGGTCTTTCGTATGGTTGGGCTTCCCCTGTAGGTGGTGCCATGATATCCGCTGGTATTGGGATGATGGCCGGAGGTATCTACCAGATGCTGTCACCCCAACCAAAAGGGCTTCAGGGGCGCGATGATCCCGATAACAAACCCAGCTATGCTTTCGGCAGCTCAGTAAACACCTTGGCAATGGGTAACCCGGTTGCCGCGCTCTATGGGGAGCGGGAGATCGGCGGTGCAATTATTAGTGCAGGAATCGTTGCAGAAGATATTTAAGTTTCAGCAACATAGCTCGCGGTTAACATGCGTAGTGTTATGCTACCTTTAACAGCATTCCACTATGGGGACACAACAATGCCAGCTGTAAAAATAGTCGCTGAATGGTTGAAAGAGGAAAAAGATCCTCGCATGGAATCTACTTTAGAGTTTGTTGCAGCTATTGATTTCAACGGACATATCAAACCTGAACAAAAGGTATATGGCCTAATTACGGGATATGGCTACGGTTCTTTACCTCCCGGGGATTATCCTTTCACAGGCGAAAAGAGTGAGCAGAGATGCTTAAAAATGGACTGGGGACGGGACTACCAGAAATTCAATTCTACAATTAATGTCCTTGGCAGACGACTGAGCCCCGGAGACATCATCACTCATGTGGAAAAACCTGGAATTGAAAATACTTTCGATTACGAGATAAGGTTAGTCACGTATTTTCAGTGATTAGCCACAGCAAAAACCAACCCGCTTAGGCGGGTTTTTTTATGGATGCAATATGGCAACGATTACTGGTGCAAAGGGCGGCAGCCAGAAGCAGCACACACCTGTAGAACAGCCTGATTCGGCGCAATCAATGGCGCGCTGTCGCATGCTGCTGGCGCTAGGGGAGGGTGAGTTTGCTGGTGGCCTGGATGCGACCCGGATATTCCTGGACGGTACGCCGTTGGGAAACCCCGACGGAACGATGAATTTTGAAAATGTGTCATGGGAATTCCGGCCTGGCACACAGACCCAGACACCAATACCGGGATTCCCTGCAGTCGAGAATGAAACTACGGTTGGCGTATCGCTGACAAAGGCCACGCCATGGATTCGCGCGCTGAGTAACACCCAGATTGACGCGGTGTTGGTACGTATTGGTATCCCTGGATTACAGCAGCAGGAAAACGATGGGGATATTGTCGGTACTACGGTTCAGTACCATATCGACCTTGCCGTTGATGGCGGCGCGTACAGCACCGTAATGACCAAAATGGTTACGGAGAAACTCAGCTCTCTCTATGAACTAACCCACCGTATTTATCTTCCCAAAGCTAGCACTGGCTGGCAGATTCGAGTTGTCCGGGATACTGCTGACAGCACCAGTCAGATGCTGCAGAACAAAACCCAGGTACAGGCTATCACTGAAGTGATTGACGCACGCCTGCGTTATCCACATACCGCACTGCTGTATGTGTCATTCAACGCAAAGTCATTCAGCAATATCCCTAAGATTTCATGTAAACCTAAAGGCCGGGTAATCCGCATCCCACAAAACTACGATCCCGTTGCGCGAACGTACAGCGGCACCTGGGACGGTACATTCAAATGGGGATGGACGAATAATCCTGCATGGATTTGGTTCGATATTCTTACTGAGCCGCGCTTCGGCCTGGGTCGCAGGGTTACGCCAGCGATGCTCGATAAATGGGAGTTATATCGTATTGCCCAGCGCTGCGACCAGAAGGTACCGGATGGAAAAGGGGGCAGCGGTACCGAGCCTCGCTTTATGTTTGACGTTTATATCCAGGCTCAGGCTGATGCCTGGCAGGTGATTAAGGATATTGCGGCAGGTTTTAACGGCATGACATTCTGGGGCAACAACATGTTCAATGTTGTCTCTGATATGCCAGCGGATACGTCAAAGCTTCAGATACTCACCCGCGCCTCGGTTGTTGGTAAGCCAACGTACTCCAGTGGAAGTGAAAAGAACCGCTATAGCTCAGCGCTGATTAACTTTAGTGACCCGGATAACCACTATCAGGATCGCACTACTGCAGTGATGTTTCCCGATCTGGTTAAGCAGTTCAAGTTTAAGCAGACGCAATTGACGGCTATTGGCTGTACACGTGAAAGCGAGGCGCAGCGCCGCGGAGGGTGGGCCGTCTACTCCAACTCTCTGGACCGTATTATCACTGTTCAGACGGGACTTGATGGCTTCGCTTATGTGCCGGGGACCGTATTTGCGTTTGCAGATGAACGGCTATCTGGCCGTGTCTATGGTGGACGTATTACTGAATACAACGCCGCGCTGAAATCTGTAACTACCGATCGGGGAACAAGCTCATTAGCCGGCGATACGCTGATGATTCGTACCCAGGGCGGTACCGTTGAGAGCAGAACCATTCAGGCGGTTAACGGCCAGCAACTGATACTGACAACTGCCTTTACCACTGAGCCACTACCTAATGCCATTTTTGTTATCGATGCTGGCCAGTTGCGCCTCCAGTATTTCCGCGTAACCAATCTGACATTTAACGATGAAGAGAACACCTACAGTATCACCGGTGCAGAGTACAACGGGGCTAAGTACGATGCCGTTGATAACAACGCCCGGCTGGATACGCCGCCGATTAGTCTGTTACCGACAGGCCTAGTTAGCCAGCCCACGAATATCGCGATTAGCAGTTACGATTCGGTCCGGCAGGGGCAGCGTATTGCGACCATGGTTGCGAGTTGGGATGCGCCAGTAGATAAAAACGGGAAACCTCAGGCGGATATTGTCGCGTATCAGGCACAGTGGAAACGTGGTGATAATGAGTGGATCAACATTCCCGAAACAGGTCTGCGCAATATAGAGATCGCCGGGATTTTCTCAGGCGATTACCTCGTGAGAGTCCGCGCCATTAACTCTGGTGGAGCGTCCAGTTTGTGGACCTCTTCTGTGCTGACTCATCTCACTGGACGTACTGGGGATGTTCCCAAGCCGGTTGGTCTGCGCACCACAGCAATCAACTGGGGTATACAGGTTGACTGGTCCTTTCCGGCAGATACAGGTGATACCCTCCAGACCGAACTGCAGTATTCAGCAAACGGAAATGGGGATAATCCTCTGCTGCTTGCAGGAGTTCCGTATCCTCAACACACATATACCCAACTGGGTTTGAAGGCTGGTCAGGAGTTCTGGTACCGGGCTCGTCTGGTCGATCGCATTGGTAATCAGAGTGACTGGACCGACTGGATTCGTGGCCAATCCAACGCGAATGCTGACGACTACCTGGGCGATATTGCCGATGATTTTCTGACGTCTGCCGACGGTGACCGCCTGACAAGCGACATTGATACCAACCTCGAAGCCGCATTGCAGAATGCGCTGGCCAACCATGGAACCGTGGAACACCAGTGGGCGCAGTACGGCGAAGTACGCGCGGATATTCTGGTGGTTAAAACGACCATTGCGCAGGTCGATAAGGCCATGGCTGAAATGTCCACTCAGGTGCAGGCACAGTTCAATGATGTGACTGCCGCGCTGGAAGATAAGCTCACCGCCGTGGTTGATGCCACCGGAGCCTCTGCAATTTACACCCTCAAAACCGGAGTCCGGATTAACGGCGTGATGTATAACGCCGGCATGTCGATTGCGGTGCTGGCGGAAACGGGTAAGCCGGCAGTCACCCGCGTTGGGTTTAACGCCAACCAGTTCGTCCTGATGAGTGGCAGTAGTGATACGCAATATTCGCCGTTTGCTGTTGTTAATGGTCAGGTGTTTATCAGCGATGCGTTTATTCAGTATGGTCAAATCACGCTGGCAAAAATTGGCGAACTGCGCTCAGCTAATTATGTTCAGGGACAAACGGGCACCATCATGAAATCGGACGGAACGTTTGAAATTAATGGTTCTAATGCTGGTGATGGCAGGACCACAATTGATAACTATGGACAGAAGGTATATGACAAAAATAATACTCTTCGGGTTGTTGTTGGCAAGTATTAGCGGTTGCGCCTCTATTTCTGGGGCGTTAAATAGTGGAGTTAACAGTGTTGAT